GGAAGCGAGAAACGTTATCACGATCGAGAACGACGAGAACAAATGGGGCATCGATGCAAGCCTCGAGCTTGTCGACACCTGCGCATTGGTATTGGACATACACCATCACTGGTGCCGTGAAGGCGAATATATACGTCCCACCGACGATAGATATCAACGCATGATTGACAGCTGGCGTGGTGTGCGTCCTGTTATACATTATTCTTACAGCAGAGATACAGCACTACCCGAAGGCTTTGCACACGACACAATGCCAAACTTTCCAGCACTACTAGAAGCAGGTCACAAGAAGGCAAAACTACGAGCGCACAGCGACTATTATCCTAACCAACTTGTTAATGACTGGGCTTTGAGCTTCTTAGATTATGCAGATATTATGTGCGAGAGCAAGTGTAAGAATCTTGCCAGCATTGACCTATATAAATACAAAGAGGAGTTAAAGCACTATGAGCTATTTGAACAAAATGTACGGCCGAACAGCAAGTCCTTCGTTACCGACTGCATCTGATAAAAATCCAAACAGAGTTACAGGTGGTCTAAAAGCACAAGGTGTTGATAGATTTACTATGCTAGGCGAAGACGGTACACAACAAGAAGTACCTTCACTTCAGTATGTAACTAGCTTGGAAGAGCAGTCAAGAAAACAACGAGCCGCTATCACTGTATTAGAGCGTAAGCTGACTCGCTGTGAAACTGCAATTGAACAACTAAGGGCTGTTATTAGCCGTTCTTGATTGCTTTTAAGATCGCAGCCTTATTCATACTAGCATTGGCTTTTACACCATTCTTTTTAGCATGAGCAAGTAATTCTGCTTTCTTCAAAGACTTTAGGTCCACACTTTTCTGCGCTTTCTTTGCAGGTTTCTCTACAGTTTTTTGCACTTTAGTTGGTTCGGTAAACACTTTTTCCATTACGGCTGTCGGTTCACCAGCTCCTAAAATTTTTGATAACCATTTAAACATATTTTTCTCCTATTGGAATAGTTATTTACATAAATACTTTACACAGGAGATTAATTATGAGCGAATGGACAAATAATAATGTTTTACGTAAAAACAGAATTCTATTTCAAGGCCCTATAACAAGCTATTCAATAGATATGAAGTTAGACAAGATTACAGGAGCCCGTGTTGACAAAGGCTCATATACAACAATAGACAAACTTCTAAAAAAAGATACTACTTTGCCGCAGAGCTTAGGTGCACAAGGCGGTAGTAACAAATACAGGGGAGCAAAATACTAATGAAAAATTGGATTAAAAATAGACTAGACGAGCGTACATCTTGGGATGGAGCCGCTCTTATTGCAGTAGGTGTTATTGTATTAATAGCAGGACCTTTTGCTAAACTTGCCGCATATGCCGCTATTGCATACGGTGCTTGGGCAATTTACAAAAAAGAAGACTAAAGTTTACCAATAGGGAGATCCGAACTAGCACTCATATTCCATATTTGTTTGCGTTCGACTCCCTTTTTTTGTGCAAATTTCTTACTATCACAGGTCTTACATACGTGAAAGTAATTGTTTGTTAAACGTTTAGGATCCATCGATCCTCTAGGGCGTTCAAACTCAGTATCACAATTATCACATCTAAACATACAAATTGTCATTTCACGTTTGTAAGTGTGTTCCTTGCCGGATTTACTAATACGTGTGTGTTGGGTTTGCCTTTTAATTTCTTTTATGAACATAATGTATTTACATTAAGATTATAAAACGCATTGATAAATACATACAATAACAGCTAAAACGTAGCTGAAAATCACAATCTGGAGCGTAGATAATGGCAAAACAAGGTATTGATATTGGTGTTGAGGGTAATGACGGCACCGGCGATAGTATTAGAGAATCGTTTCGTAAGGTAAACGAGAACTTTCAAGAACTATATGCAGTATTTGGAGCTGGTGGAACAATCAGTTTTACAAACTTAGGCGATACACCAAACATATTAGACCCAAGAAAAATACTTCTTGTTAATGATGCAGGTACTGCATTAGAATATCAAGAGTTTGCAAGTGACTCTGCTGAAGGAAACGGTGAAGCAGACAGTATAAGCATTAGTTATGATATAGCTGGTAAGATTATATTATCAACAGCATTTAGAGCATTAGCACAAGACTTGTCACCAAGTTTAGGTGAACCATTAAACGCTAGTGAAAGAGCTATTGCCAATGTTGGTATAACACAGACAGCAGTTGACAGATTAAATGCTGTACACCCAGGAAATGATTTTACAATAGATGATGTTGTTATTACAAAAGGCTATGCAGATGCAAGATATATTGCAGGTGTATTACCAATACGTGTTGAAGACGAACCAGTAGACGCATCAGAGTATATACTAACAGTTCAAAGTTACACAGGCGGTAACATAACTGTTATTGATCACGGATTTGATAACACTATTAACGGAACACCTTACGTATTCAAAGCAGAAGACACAGACCCTTCTACTATTATTTCAGATACTACATACTACCTTAGATACCAAACAACAAGTCAGCTTAGTGTACACAGATCAAAAGCAGGTGCTCTTGATGACACTGACCAAGCATACATTACACATATTATTGACGCAAATGATACACATACATTTACTGACGCAGGATATGATTCAAACTTAGAAGGATTCTTCTTAGCAAACGAAGCAATGCCACGTAAGAGCGTAGTAAGACGCCAAGGCGACACTATGACAGGTCCGTTAGTATTACACGATAGCCCAGGAGAACTAGCAGGATTAACTACTAGTCCAGAAGACTTACAAGCGGCTACTAAATTTTATGTAGATAACACAAGTTATTCAAGTCCACAAAACTTATTTGTTAGCACAACAGGTGATGACAAAATGCGTGGCGTGCCAAGTGGCAAAGATGGTACATCATGGAGTTATGCTTATAGAAGTATTAACGCCGCGGCAAAACGTGCAGAGGAAATGATTAAAGCATCTAGTGCTGAACCAGGTCCTTACATGCAAACAATTACTAGAGATAACAAAGCGGCCAACGCAGAAGTTGTTTCTAGAGGTATTAATAATCCACTGTTTAATCAAGCAAGAAATCTTATTGAAGATAATAGAGAATGGTTTATCAGAGAGATAACAGCATACCTAGCATTTACATATCCTACTTTTGAATATAATATTGAATTATGTGAAAGAGACTTAGGACTAATATTAGATGCTATTGCATTTGATATTAATCGTTCGCCAAGTTTAACAGAAGCAACAGCAAACAGTTTAACTAGAAGAGCTGCCGAGAGCTACTATGCTAGTGCAAGTGGTAGAATTGCAATAGGTCGACAATTAACAGAGACTGTTGCGGCTATTACTACAGCTAGAGATTATGTAGAACAGGTATTGTTAAACAGAAGATTTAACCAAGTAGCTGTTGCTTCTATTACAAGCAGTAGTATTGCAACTTTAACTACAGTTATTGATCACGGACTTGTAGATAAAAATATTATTGTAATTGATTCTGTATCAGGCATGACAGAAGTAAATGATAACTTCTATTATGTTAAAGTTACAGGAGCAAGAACACTAGAACTATTTACAGATGAAACTTTATCAACACCATTAGATAGTACATTGTTTACAACATATGCTGGACAAGGTAATGTTGGACTAGTATATCAAACAGACGAAAAACAAAAGTTTGATATAGGTGATGATGCTGAACCTGTTGCAAGACAAGCTGTAACAGATAAATTTAACTTAGTTATTAATATTCTTTCAAATGGCATTGACGAAGGTGCAAGTGTAGCATACGGTAAAACATATCGTGTTATTGTAGCCAATGGCGGACTAGGTGCTACTGACCAAGGTAATATTGAAAACAGAGATGTTCTTCCAGGTAAAATACTTGTTGGTAAGATATCAGGTGCGCAAGGTCGTATTGTAACTTACACACAAAATGACGCAACAAACAATGGTAACGATAACATTGAAGTACATTTGTTAAAACCAATTGACTTTATTGAAGGCGAAGATCTTGAATACGGTAACTTTGTTAATACTGAACAAGTAACAATATTTGTTGAGTCAGGACAATACGAAGAAGACTATCCAATTAAGATTGCGGCTAACGTATCATTAAAAGGTGATGAATTTAGACGAGTAATTATACGTCCAAAAAATCGTGTATCACAATCACAGTATGCAAATACATACACCTATAGAGACAAATATTTTGACGGCCTAGACATTACAACAGGTGGTGCAAGATTCTATAACCAAACAGGTGATTGGCAAGGTTACTTTGGGTACCATTACCTAACAAATCCTGAACTGCCAGTAGACACAGGCATTGCAGTTACTAACGCAGGTGAGTATGCTAGAGCGGCAAATATTATTGCAGAGAACAGAGAATTTATTCAAAATGAAGTAATTGAGTATATTAATCAAAATACTTCTGATTTACTTTATGATCACACACAGTTTGGTGATGATCTAATTAAAATCCTAACAGGTATCGGATACGATATTGCATTAGATACTACATATAATGCAAGATATTTAGGATTAGAATTCCAAAGAGACAAAACAATTTATAAAGATGCACAACTAAAAAGCATATGGGTTGTAGGTCTTACTGAAGCAAAAAGATTAGTTAACGGCTTACCAGCAATAGTTAGTTCAACAGATGCAACTACTAGAGCATCAGCGGCGTTTGATGAAATTATTGACATTATACAAAATGGTGTAATGGATACAGATAATTCAGCATCACTTCCAGTATACAATACTGTTAACACAACTGATCCACTACGTGAAAATGCAAAAGACAGACTTGTAGCTAACTATGATTTTATTGCTCAAGAGGCATTAGCATATTTAAAATTAAATAGTCCTAGAAAATACTTTAACGAAGAAGTTCGTTTACGTGATGCACGTTGTTTAGCATATGCAGTAGCATATGACATTATGTATAACTCAAACACAGCAATAGTTGAATACACTAAAGATATGTTTATTGGTGATCGTTTGCGTTTAGAAATTGTTACCAGACAAGCAACAGTAGAAATGTTGCAACATTTAAAAGGTGTGTTTAGTGACATTGTGCAAAATATTGCAGTTACTCCAACAACAGGTAATGGCATTGCACAAGATATTGCTGGAACTCCTGCTACAGCAACACAAGGTACTGAAGTTTCTAACTTAGTTGAAATACTACGTACAAATATCAATAACAATAACTTGCTAAACTTAGCGTCAGAAACATTCCCAAGTCTAATAGGATTAGATTCAGCACTAGTGGCAGCCAACTCTGGCATTGCTGGTGCAACTACTACAATTAGAGATAGTGCAATTACAGTTATTGATGCTAGTCCAGAAGCAGTATTTACATATAACATTGCTAAGTGTAAAAGAGATACAGGACTTATTGCTGATGCAATTGGTAAAGATTTATTAATTGGCGATGATGAGCAATCATTACAAGTACAAGGCGAATACTATGATAGTTATATTGTAAAATATAATAACGGCGGATTTGGTGGACAAGAAAACGTTACTAAAAATGCAATATTATACACAGCAACTATTATGAACAGATTGTTCCAAGGAGCATACAGCCCATCAAACATTCTACAAAACACAGGTAATAGTTCATACATTGCACCAGACTTTAAGTACGGTGTAGCTGAATCAGGTACTGGAACTATTGTAAACAACTTAGTTGATAGAATAATATATGCGTTTGATAGACGCTTTAATCCACCTAAACGTAATGATGAGATGGATGTGTTCTTGATGAACGATGCTAGTATCTTACGTAACATGACTGTACAAGGACACGGCGGATTCTTATGTGTACTTGACCCAGCAGGACAAATTTTAACTAAATCACCATATGTACAAACAGGATCATCATTTAGTAAGAGTATTAATGCTCAGATATTTGCTGGTGGTATGTTTGTTGACGCTTATGTAGGTAACTTACCTATGAGTGTTCCAACAACTATTGATGTTGGTAACGGTGCTGAAAGTGGTAAGATTAATAACTACACACTTTGGGTACGCTCTGAAGAAGGACAAGGTCTGTTTATTAGAGAACCAGAATTACCATGTCCTTTCTATATTGAAGGTAGACGTTTCCAAGTTAATGCTATATCAGATTACGACCAATCACAGGGTTGGTGTAAAATTTACTTAGATGCAACATCTAACAACAATGCAGGATTTGATGAATCATTGTTTGAAGATCGTCCAGGTGATATTGCTAGAGACTTATACTTGCAAACTGCTGGTAACAGAAGTATGCTCGGAAACGACTTTACACAGATTAACGACTTAGGTTACGCTCTTGTAACTACAAACGGTGCGTTCTCTGAAATGGTTAGTATGTTTACATACTACTGCCATGCGGCATACTATGCGGCTAATGGTTCAGAGATTAGATCACTAAACGGTTCTAACGGTTATGGTAACTTTGGCTTAGTTGCTGAAGGTGCTGATCCAAACGAAATTCCAGATCAGGTTGTATACAGTGGAGATATGTCACAACCAGCAAGAGCTGTAAGATGGTTTGAAGATGGATCCTTCCTCAATACATTCGAATCAAATTCATTATATATTACAGATTTAAAACGCTTACCAGAAAACAATTCAGTAATTACTATTAACCACCCAGGTGCTGCCGGAACATTACAATACAATATTAACGTTGCAAAGTCTTTAGGTGACGGTACAAATCCAGGTGATAAGGTTATTTCAGGTATACATACTGTTACAGGAATTGGCGGAGCAGATGCTAGTAGAACAGTTGGTACATATAATAATGTAACAGCAACAGGCGGAACTGGAAGTGATGCATTATTCAAAGTAGTTGTTAGTGCAGGCGGTGCCGCTACAATAGAAGTAACACAAAGTGGATCAGGCTATGCAGATGGCAACTCACTAACTATTGCAGACAGTGCTTTAGGCGGCGGTGGTGCTGTTGACCTAGCATTTACAATTGACAAAGTATATGGATCAGATGGAACTAGTGTAATACCAGTTGGTAGATACAACAACACAATTTATCAAATGCAAATTAGTGGTACTCCAGAAGGTACTAACGGAGACTTCTTTAGTCAAGTAAGAGAAGATGTTGCTAACGGTGCGTTTATAGAATATAGACATGCATCAACACACAGATTTGATGGTGTAAGAGATCAAGATCAATTAGTAACTCGTCCATCTACTGCTATTAACTTTGACGAAAGTGATGACATTACTTACAGATCAATTGCGTTTAGTAGCTTTGATAGTCAAGGACAGTCACTACCAGATGAAAGTGTTAGTGTAACATTTGAAGTAGAATACGATAACATTGAAATGCAAGTTGACAGTGCAAATGTTGCAGGCGGTCAAGGTGGCGACATAGGTGACTTACAAATTGCTATTAATCCAGCGGCAGAAGGTTTTGTTATTGATGAAACAGAAGTTAAACGTTTACAAACAGATATTAATAATACTCAACCACCTGCAATACTACAAGATTTAAATGCAAGTTCTTTAATTTTAAGAAACAAAACTTTTGTACAAGAAGAAGTAGTTGCATTTGTTGATGCAACGTATCCAAGTTTAACTTATGATTCAGCTAAATGTTACAGAGACATAGGCATGATACTAAGTGCAGTTGATCACGATATCAAGCACGACGGTAATGCTAAGACTGTAGAAGCGGCACTATCATATTGGATTGGTGCAGTAAGTAGAGTAGCAGGTCAAACTGTAGAAACTATTGCGGCAGTAAACAAAGCAAAAGAAATTGTTGCAGATTATATTTTAGCACAAACTGCTTGGACAGCAATTAATACTAATGGTGTTACACAAGATTTAACAGGTACAGCTCCAGAAGTAGATGCAGACACAAGAGTAGAAACGTTAATGAATATTGTTACTAACGTTATTGCTAACGGTATTGGAGTGGCTCCAACAGCAACTGGTTACTCCGGCGGTATGGTATTCAACTGGGAAGGTAGATCACATCAGATTGTTAGATTTACACAAAGTCCATCAGTAGAAAGATCTAATGCAGGCTTTAGTGAAATTATTGACATACTTGAAAACGGACAAGCAAGTACAAGTGTATCAGCAGATGAATTAGTATTTCCTGCACCAACAGGTGGATCTGCAAATAAAGTAAATGCTAAAGATCAATTGATTGCAAACAAAGCATTTATACAAGCAGAAATATTAGAGCATATTAAAATAAACCACTTATCAGTATACAATGCAATGAACAAAGCATATTGTTCACGTGATGTTGGATACATTGTTGATGCATTATGTTATGATGTATTATATGGCGGTAACAGTGGTACAACTACAAATGCTAAAGCATACTTTGTAGGTGCGGCATCACAATTAGGAGTAGGACAAAAAACTGCTACTGTTGATGCATATACATACCTAGCTGAAGTAGTTGAAAAGGTTGTGACAGAAGTTGCAGTAACACCATTACAGGCTATAGTAGTACAAGACACTAGCGGAACAGGTGCTACAGCAACAGAAGGAAACGAAGTAGAAGCATTAGTAAACATTATTAAAGGTGTTATTAATGACGAAGGATTGTCAAACTTACCAGCTACAGTACTTCCAAGTATTAGTTGGGTAGACGCACAGTACAGTACAGCAAATAGTTCACTATTAGCAAACAAAGCAACTATACAATCAAACACAATTGGCTTTATCAATACAAACTATACACAGTTACAATATGACGATGCTAAGTGTGAACGTGATGTTGGATTAATGATTGATGCTATTGCATACGATGTTGCATTAGGTACAAACTATAATGCAGTTACAGCAGGTCTTTCATATCAAAGAGGTAATGCATATGTTGTAAGAAGTAACCAAAAAGCGGCAACATTAGTAGCCATTGGTTATGTTAGAGATCAGTCAGCACAAACTATTGCGGCAACATCAACTACACCTGCATTTATTACAATATACGGTGCGGCACGTGGCGATTTAACAAGTGGTGCAACACAAGGTATTAATACAGCATTTACAGCAAATAAGATACTACGTGCTACTATTCCAAACAAACAGTCAGCAGAAATTACAGTTAGTATTTCACTATGTCGTGCAACTGGACATGACTTTACACAGATTGGTACAGGTGGATTTAACGCAAGTAACTATCCAAATGTTATTTTAGGTGATCCTGAAAACGGACTAGCACCATTCTATACAGATTCTCCAAACGCATCAAGTGCGCAAGTTTGGGAAAGACGTAAAGGTAGAGTATTTTGGATGAGTACAGACCAATTTGGTTTCTTCCGTGTTGGTAAGTTCTTTGAAGTTGACCAAGGACAAGGTAGTATTAAATTCTCAGGTGAGATTGGTATTACAGGTGCTAACGCACTTGGATTTAAAAAGGGTGTTACAATTGATGAATTTTCAATTGATGACTCAATGGCAGATGAATCAGATACAGCAGTACCAGTAGAAAAAGCTATCGTATCATACATCAACAAACGTTTAGGTAGAGACAAAAACGATAACAGTGTAGCTGGTACAATTGGTACTGGATTTTTACCACTAAGTGGAACACCTGAAATGACAGGTGATTTACAAATGGGAGCAAATAAAATAACAAACGTTGCTAACCCAGATGGTGGATCAGATGCGGCAAACAAAGATTACGTTGATACAAAGATTACAGAATTTGATAGTTTTGAATCTGTAAGAAATACCGCAACAAACAGAGTTGAAGGCGGCGACCTTGTAGTATTCACAGGTTTAAGCAAAGCATATACAACACTACCAGAAGATAGTAGCGGTAGTGACACACACGAAGTTGGCGATGTTGTAAGAGATGCAAGTGGTACAAAAGAAGCAACCATTGTAGATATCTTTACAACTACTGATGAAATTATTGGTGAGCTAGAACCAGGTAACAACATTGCAGTTATTACATATGAACTAGGCACAGGACCAGTATCAGGACTGCCTAGTGTAGACTTTAATGAAGCTGAAGCTATAGTAGGTACACTAACTAAGAGTACTGTTAGTGCAACTATTATACGTGGTCCATTTGATGAAGTTGGTCATGCTAGAGAAGATGCTAACAGCATTATTAATGTATCACTTACAAGAACAGCAGGTGTTAGAGCAAACTCATTAACTGATCCAATTGCAGAAGTTAACTTCCAAATTGAAAACGGATCAATAGTTGATGCAGATATTAACGCTACTGCAAGTATTGCACAAAGTAAGTTGCTAATGGAAAGAGCAAAACCATCAGCAGACAGTACAGGACTATATGGTACAGGTGATGATGTAGGACAATCTAGCAGAGGATTAGCAACATTTGATGCTAGTACGTTTGCACATGAAATACAACTTACACTTTCAAATGGATTAACAGCAAACGCAGGTGATGTAATTATACAAGGTACACAGCGTGGTAGAGTTGTTAATACTATAGTAGGTAATACACTTTGTACAGTTAGAACATCGGACAACTTTGTTGCAAGTGCAGACGTTATTCAAATAGCTGAAATACTTGGCGGGGTTGAAAGAGTAGCACAAGCACAGAGTGGTGTTACTGTAACAGCAGTTAATGCAAGTGGATACATTGGTATTAAAGACAGAAGTATTACAGTAGATAAGATTGAAGAAATTGCAACAGATACTGTATTAGGTAGATCATCTGATGGAACAGGTATAATTGAAGAAGTACCGTTTGAAACTATAGTTGATCAAGGCTTTGGTCTATTAGATGCTGACTTTGAAGATAGTGAAATTGTAGCACAGACAGCTACAATATTAACTTTTGCAAGTAATGTAAGTGTAGTTGATAACGAAACTATAACACAATCGGCAACTGGTGCAAGTGGTACTGTACAAGGTAGAGTAGAATCAGAAAATACTATTAGAATTGAAAATGTAACTGGAACGTTTAACGGATCAGCAGTAGTAGGAAGTACAACAGGACTACTAGGTGCTCCAGTAGCGTTTGCCGCAGGACAAAGTATTGTTGGCGCGGCACTAGTAAAACAATCAGAAGGCGTATATGGTACAACAATAATTAGTACTGGTGCATCAAATGATAGTATTGCTAGAAGAACTTCAAATGGTACACTACAAGCAACTAATTATGTACTTGGTGGTACACCAACTGACATAGTATTGTCATCCTCAGGTAACAAAGTAATATTTACTACAATGGACGGCGGCAAAGTACTTGAAGCAGATGGCACAGGTAACCCGGCAATACAGCCTAGAGTTGATATGCCAGGACAACTGAACGTTGGTACAGCAGGAGTAACTGGTGAAAGTACTGCACAAGGTAACGTGGCGGCACTTACTGGTAAAGGTTATGTAGCATCACAATGGAACTACACAAACTTTATTGAAGCGTTAGATTCTCAGCAAGGAACTGCGGCGCCAACAGGTATTTCATTAGGTGGACCAAGTGCGTTTACAAATTCAGCGGCTGGTTCAATTGTTGTAATTGCAAATGGAACAGAATCATTAGTAACAACTCAGGCGTTAGTTAAATCAAATGTAAACTTTGAAATTGGTGCTAATAAATTTACTGTAAATGCAAGCACTGGTGCTACGCAAGTAAATGGTACACTTGGTTGTGGCACATTCTCAGCAGGAGCTATAAGTGGTACATCAGGAACATTTAGTGCAGGCGTAAGTGGTACAACAGCATCATTTACAGGCAATGTTGATTTAGGTAATGCAGGCGCAGATACTATATCAATGAATGGTAGTGTTGATACTAATATTATTCCAACTGGTACACGTAACTTAGGTAGTGCGTCAGCGGCATGGAGTACAGTATATGGTACAACATTCAGCGGTACAGCTACTAATGCAAAATATGCTGACTTGGCAGAGAACTACTTAGCTGATGCAGATTACGAATCAGGTACAGTTGTTGTATTAGGCGGCGATGCTGAAATTACACTAACTGATAAAAAAGCTGATCACAGAGTTGCAGGTGTTGTTACAACTAATCCAGCACACTTGATGAACAGTGGACTTGAAGGTGATCACGTAATAGGTGTTGCACTAACAGGGCGTGTACCATGTAAGGTACTTGGTACAGTTGCTAAAGGTGATATACTTGTATCCAGTGCTATACCAGGATATGCAATGGTTAATAATAGTCCACAATACGGAACAATTATTGGTAAAGCAGTAGAAGCAAAAGATACGGACGGCAAAGGAATTATTGAAGTATTAGTCGGTAAGTAACAAACACGATAAATATATAAAATAGGAACATAGATAATGGCAAACAGATTTCCACTAGTTTTTGACGCCGCAGGCGACAAACAAATCAAAGAACTTCCGACAGGGGATAATTTAAATCTACTAGGAAGTAGTATAGTTGATGTGGTTAATGTTAATGCGTCCGGAACGATAGTTGCAGACACACTGACAGTTAACAATATAAATGCTAGTGGAGGTTCGATAGCGGCAGTAGCAATATCAAATGACTACGCTGACTTAGATAATAGACCAACACTGTTTAGTGGAGACTATAATGATCTTACTAACTTACCATCAGGCGCAAGTAATGCTTGGGCAGATATTACTGACAAGCCAATAATACCAAGTGCATTAAGTCAACTAGTTAATGATACTAACTTTGCTAGTGAAAACGACTTTGTTGTAAATGCCGCTAACATTGCAGGATTAAATGCTTCTTACGTTGCAGGATTAGCAACTGTAGCTACAACAGGATCGTTTACAGACTTATTAAATGTTCCTAACTATGTTACAGCAGAAAGTATAGCAGACGGCACATTAACTATTGATGTTAACAACACAGGTGACTTGAATGGACGTTTGATTGCTGATGATGCAGATCGTGTTGCATATGATCATGTTGCTGATAGATTTCCTAATCCAAAAATAGATGGTGAAATACAATTTATTGGTGCTGGCAATGACGCACTTACAAAAATATCTGCAAGTGACGGTAGAGTAGTAGCCGAAAGTTTAGGAACTAGAGGTTTAAATCTAAGAGCATACAATCCATTGTCAAGTACTTGGAGTGACAACGGTGTTAACTTAGCAGTAAACATTGACCAAGCAATATTTACACAGTCAAGACAACTAAGAATATCAGATGCTGGTGCAGGTAGTGGATCACAATCAGTAACAATACTAGGCGGCAAATATACATTCTTAGGCGATGATAATACTTGGACTAAACTTTATTTAGGCGGCTTATCAGATGCTCCAGAAACAATAGGCGGAATTATACCGGCTGAAAAATCACATATATTTAGATTCACAAAAGGTTGGTTTGAAACTCTTGATACAGATGCATTAATTGTTAACAATGACATTGAACTAAAAGGACATATAACAAGCAACGATAGTTCAATACTAGTTGATACAGAACAAGGAAAATTCTTTGGCAGTTTAGAAGGAGATGTTGTAGGTTCGGTATTTGCAGATGATTCAAGTGTAATGGTTGACAGCGTTAACAATCGAATTAACGGAACAGTTACAGGTGACATTGATAGAGTTGGTTCAGCACTAGGAATTACAAGTGACAGTGGTATTAATTTAGTACCAGGTGGATTTTTAAGTATACCAAACGCAACAACATTTACTGCGGCGGCATCCGACACAATTAGCCTAACTGCTACAAATACATTAACACTAGCATCAAACACAGGCAAAGTAAAGATTACTAGTGCCAGCGTACCAGTTACTTCAATTGGTGTTGCAGGTGACGAACAAGGTATGATTGCATTTAACGGATCATACATATATTATTGCACAGCAGATCATGATTCTATAACAAATATTTGGAAGAGAATAGCATGGTCGGGTGATACATGGTAACGGAGACATAAATGGCAATTACATACATTAACACAGGAACAATCGCAAACGACGGAACTGGTGATGATCTTCGTGATGCGTTTATTAAAATTAACGATAACTTTGAAGAATTAGACTTACGAATTGTAGAAGACTTTAATGTTGAAAACTTAGGTAGTTTAGGCGATGGATTGTACGGAGGTAAAATTGCAGGCGTACATGGATTTAAACGACTAGTAGGTGGAAACAATATAACACTTAGTTCAACAGCAAATACTATTACATTAAATGGTGCAGACAGTTTAGACCAATTATTAGTAGTATCTGACAGTGGTTCTCTTACAGTTTCAAGAGGACAGACAATGAATGTTAGAGGCGGTGAAGGAACTAACACTAGAACCGACGGCCAAACAATTTTTGTTGATTTAGATACTGTAGGTATTGTAAGCCAAGACACTGCACCAACACTATCTGCTAATTTAAGTGCTAACAATAAAAACATTACACAAGTTAATGTACTACAAGCAAACACAATACAAGGACAAGGCGGTATTGCCGCAAATGTTGAAGGACTAGTATACGGATATGATATTAGAGACTTTGGTGACTATTTAACTGGGTTTGATTTTGGTAATGTTAGAGAAACATATACTAATGCACTTGAATTCATTATCCATACAGTAGACTTAGATTTTCAGACTGTTGATCCAGATGTAGGCAACACTGTAGATTTAGGGTATATAGTATAATTCCGTTAAGGGTATAAAATATGGCAGAACTTTGGACAGCAAAATCAGATACATTATTAGCAGAGCTTGAGGAAAAAGTAACAACTCAAGTTGCGCTACCTGTCCTATCTCGTGCAGTAGCAACATTAATAAGCGGTAAGTTACCGCTAGGAATGCGTCTTGAAAATAATTCTATAGTAGGCACTCCATACGAAGTTGCTCGTAAAATTGAATATAGATTTGTATTGCGAGCTACACTAGATACTCAAGTAAGAGACAGAACTTTTAAATTAACAGTATCAGGTCCTGATGCTCCTGAATGGCAAACTGATCCAGGACTACTTCCAGTTGGCAATAATGATACGTTTTATATACTAGACAGTAGCCCTATTGAATTTCAATTAGTAGCAACTGACGATGATTTAATTGCTGGTGACGTACTTACATATTACATAGCAGACGGCGATGGCGAATTACCTCCAGGAACATCATTAACTGATGATGGACGTATTATTGGTATTGTTGATCCGTTACTTGCTATTGAAAAAGGATTGCAATACAGTGATGGAACATATGATACAGTTCCATACGATTTAATAAGTGGCGGATTTGACTTTGGTGTTAGATCAACTAACGGTTTTGACAGTTTCTTTTACGATACTACAACTTGGGACTTTAACTATTCAGAAAAACCACCTAAGAAATTAAATAGATTTTATCAATTTACAGTTAGTGTTACTGACGGCGATACAGTGTCAAGACGTACATTTAGAGTATTTGTTGTTGGGGACGACTTTTTCAGAGTTGATAACACTATACTACAAGTTGGTACAGGAACGTTTACAGCAGATAATACAAACCTTAGAACACCTATTTGGATTACGCCGGGTGACTTAGGTGTTAAACGTGCAAACAACTATGTTACTATTCCGTTAGATATTATTGATACTAACACACAAACTGGCTTTGTTAATTATGAACTATTAGCAAACAATGCTGATTTAACATCAAGTATATTACCTCCTGGTATGGTATTAGATACATCAACAGGAGATATTGCAGGGCGTGTACCTTATCAAACTGAAGTAACAAAACAATTTAAATTTACTATTAAAGCAACTAGATACACACCAGATCAAATTGATGAAAATGCAAGTACATCAAAAGAGTTTACACTAAGACTGCTAGGTGAAATTAACAGTAAAACAACATGGAAATCTATAAGCGACCTTGGTACTATTAATACTAATATTATTAGTGTACTTAGAGTTGAAGCAGAAACTAATGTACCAAACAGTAGAGTATTGTATAGTTTAGAAAGTGGCAGACTTCCACCAGGGCTACAATTATCATACGATGGAGAAATTGTAGGCAAAGTAAATGCATTTGGACAAAACGTATACAAGAGTGTTTGGCGTGGAGGTAGAAACTATAAAGCAGGAGATGTTGTAAAAGATAATGGACAGTTATATGTTACACAGAGCGATCATCTAAGTACAAGTTCAAATATATTTGCAAACGACAGTGCATTATGGGCAGAGTTTTCATATGAAAAGTTTGGACTAATTGTTTTTGATAACGACACTATTATCATTGACGGTGCAGATACTACAATTGATAGAGAATATAAATTTACAGTTAATGCAGAAGATCAATACAAGTATAGCATTGCTAAGAAAGAGTTTACTATTAAAGTAAATGATCCTGAAACAAAGAAATATAATAACTTGTATTTAAAACCTTTACTAAAGCAAGACATACGCACAGAGTATTCTAACTTTGTTGCAGATCCTGAAATTTTTATTCCTGAAAATATATACAGACCACAGGATCCAAATTTTGGTATCCAAAGAGAAATTAAGATGTTAGCATATGCTGGCATTGAAAGTGTTGACTTAGATAAGTTTGTAGCGGCAACAGCGCAGAACCACAAAAGAAAACAATACAGAGTAGGTGATTTAAAAACTGCTATTGCTAACGTACCTGGAACGAATACTAGTGTATACGAAGTGATATACTTAGAAGTTAAAGATCCTAGTGATACTGATACAGGTAGAACTAGAAAGAAAATAATAATTGACACAAACAACAAAATTACATCGGACATAACTAGTACAAGTTCTAAAAACAATTACTATGATTATGATGTAAAACCACAGTTTGTAATAACTACAAGAAACAGACCATTTACAGTAACATTTGGTGATCAGTTTTATCTTGAAACTAGAGATGATGGTACACAAGGTATCAAGTGGCAAGATGGAATAGTAGTTGACCAACGCACAGAGAGTAATATAATAAAAATACTCGAAGGCTTAGGACCTGTGGCAACTAGGCGACCTGAATATGAGAATACTATTAAAACAGATAATGTTCAAATTGATGCATCGCAAAGTTTAGACAACAAACGTTATATTAGCAACATAAACAACATGCGTGATAATATAAGAGGACTAGGCGCAACAAACAGAGAGTTTGTTCCACTATGGATGAGATCATCTCAACCTGGTAGCGTTAATGAACTAGGGTATACACCAGCTATTGTATTATGCTATTGTAAACCGGGAACCAGTCAAATTGTATTGAGTGCTATTAAAAATAGCGGATTTGACTTTAGTAAGTTTAATTTAGATGTAGATAGGTATCTTATGGATAGCACAAAAGAAACTAGTAACTCTAAATATATTCTGTTCGCAAATTACAGACACAATGTATAAGTACGATAAATAATTTTAGGAGATATTAAATGGCCAATAGTACAGTAACTTTTACACAAATAGATGAAGAATATCCGGTAGCAGGACAAGACAACGATAGTCAAGGCTTTCGTGATAACTTCTCAACAATTAAAACAGGTATGCAAAATGCAAGCACAGAATTAACTGACTTGCTAACAAATGCCGCTAGAGTAGATGGAAATAATAATTTCAATGGGAATATAATACAAAATTCTGTTACTCAAGCAACAGCAGAAAAAGCATACAATACAGGAAGTTTATCTTCCGATACAACAATTGAATGGACAGATGGTGGATTTCAAAACGTCACTGTTAATAACTCGTTAGTATTAATTTTAGATTCGTGGCCCGCAACAGGTAACTACGGCAAACTAACAATGGCATTGAGAGGAACTCCAAGTGCGGAGGTAACTTGGCAAGCACCAGGAACAGGAGTTATAAAAGTAACTTCAGCTAACTGGCCGCAAGCTAACGGAGAAAATGTTCAAACAACATCAATGATTAGTTTAACTGAACCAATTTTAATTGAAGCATGGACCACAGACGCAGGTCAAAATGTTCATCTAAATTACTTAGGTTCGTATAGTACAATATAATGTTTAATCCTCTTGTAGATGATTTTAGCGTTCTATCTGATTCAGAAGTTGAAGACAAGGTAGCAGAATTAGGCCGTAAATATTTCTCAACGCAAAATCCACAACTACAACAGCAAGTAGCAACTATACTCGAAATGTTTAAAGATGAAGCTCGATCACGCAGAGCTTCTGCTTTATTACGACAGCAACAAGATAATGGCGAATCAGGACTTGACAATCTTATAAAAGTGTCGTAAAATACAAGTATGCTTATGAAAACTGACGACCTCGGAATACCACGATTCTCCAATAGAGATTTAATTGACATGATCTATAGTGGTCATGCGGATAAAGTACATGTGGTGTTGTGCGATGCAGACGATGATGTAGACAAGTTCAATGCCGCTATGGAAGAACAAGGCTTTGACAAACTACAAAAGTATATTCCATTAGATGTAGACGAAAAGACTTTTGACGGTGCATTACAATCAGAATGGTTTATGCCTGATGAATATAAGAATTTAGATATTTCAAAATTTTTACAAGATAAATGTAAAACACAAGAAGAACTTACACGTTACTTTGAAGAATATGCAGAGTTTAACAAACGAGGTATGCTACCATTACTACGGTATATGGTTTATCTTGTAGACTTTATGCGTGAGAACAATATTGTATGGGGTGTAGGTAGAGGTAGCTCTGTAGCATCATACGTGCTATATCTAATTGGTGTACACAAGATAAATTCAATCCAGTTTGGCCTGGATTGGAGAGAGTTCCTGAGATAAGTAAGCATATAACATTTAGGAGATACTAATATGGTACAGAAAACAAAAGGCGCAAAAGTTTATAAAACTATGCAAGGTAAACAAGTTGACATGGATTTACTAAGAAAACGTAATGAAATGACTCCAGCAGTTGGCAATGCAAAAATTAATGCTCGTGGCGATGAATTAGGTCCAGGCGGACAAGTTATTAGAAGTCGTGAGGATGTATTAAAAGGTTATTATGAAAATGCTAACCCTAATAAAGCTGACGAAAATCCAGTAAAACGTACAGAGTTTATGCCACCAGAAGAAGCAGTAGACAATGACGATTGGATCGAAGACGAAGACGGTAATTTTGTACAAAAAGGTGACTAGTTAATGGCAATAAATATTAATTCAATTAAGACTGATAAACTCCGTGCTATAGGAAATAGAGTTCTTGTAACTGATATGGACTTTGGCGAGCAAAAAACTGCAAGCGGATTAATCATTAGTAGTGATGACGGCCAGACAAGAGGAGTTTATCCTCGTTGGGGTAAGGTATATTCCAAAGGTCCTGAGAACAAAGACGAATATGAAATTGGTCATTGGATACTTGTTGAACACGGTCGTTGGACTAGAGGAATGAAACTTGATATTACCGACGTAGGTGAAGTTGAAATGAGAATGGTTGAAGCAGAAAGTGTTTTAGCATATGCAGAAGACAAACCTAATGATGTACGCATTGGCGGTGAATATGCCGATGGCGATGTCGCAACAATACGCCCAGAAGATTTCGGCGCAAACTAAGAGGATTACATGACAAACGTATTTAGAGATATTGACACATTCGCTGTGGCTTGCGATCAGCCGCCAAGTGAAGCAAACTACAAAATGTATCTTGGTCTCATTGACGAAGAAGTAGGTGAGCTGTCAGAAGCAGTG